GATCCAGACTTGTTAGAACATATCACAGATGCACGACGGAAAGTAGCTAAGTCAGCTAGGGAGAAGTTAGCCTTAGCTATTGATGCTATTAGTAAAGAGAAATTAGAAGAATCTAGTCCGCGTATAGCTGCGGGTGTAGCTAAAGATATGTCTGTAGTAGTTAAGAATATGGAACCTGCATCTGAGAGTGAGGGGGGAAATCACACTCAGTTTGTGTTCTTCGTCCCACAGATGAAGAAAGAAGATCAGTTTGAAGTTATTGATGTTAAGGAATGATTGTGCACCAAACTATGGTGGGTTTTGAAGTTGATATAAAAGTGCTTATGGTTGTGAAACCTAATACTGAATTAGTACTTGTCAAAAAGTTGCTTGCTGATCTAGTGAATGAATTGAATGATGTTTATGGGGAAAGAGCAATCTTCAAAGTAATTAAAGGAGTGAAATAACATGGGAATCAGCACAGCTAATGTAACAGTTACCGCAGCAGCAAAGGCAGGTCTAACCGCTACTGCTGTGACTACTCTAGATATTAGGAAAATTGAGATTGATATCTTGAAGGAGATGATCTTTATCACCACAAGAGATGGTCAGAGGGTTGAATATCCCTATGATGCGATCAGTACATTTACCTGGGTGATTGCTGCCGGAGTTGCTACTATTACTATTTCAACCTAAGGATAGAGATGAGTTATATTGATAACACCTGGAGAATTACTAGGTGTGATTGGTGTTTAGAGGAATTTATATTTGGTACATGTTTTAAGATAGATAATACTGATATTTGTAAGGAATGTCTCTCGAAGGTAACCTCAACGTGCAATTATTAATGGAGTAAATAATTATGGCCTCAATAGGTAACATAACAGTAACAGCACCATTTGGACCCGGCGACGCATCAGTCTCTACACTCATTAGTGATGTGAGAGAACTGATATATGATTTCCCCGCAGATATGATCTATATCAAAACGATGGATGGTAGAGTAGTTGAGTATGATTTGAATACCATTGCTACTATTACTCATACTGTTTCCGGTGATACACATACTGTTACTATTACTACCTAGTCTGGAGATAATATAATGGGACTATGGACGTTATCAGGAGCTATTACAGCTCTCTCACGACATCGTATTCCTGCATTAGTTATGGATGCTACTGTCATGAGTGATGGAGAAGAGACAGAAGCAGTAGCACTTCCTCCATCTATTGATGGTAGAGGATTAGATGTATCGTTTGATATCAAATTTGCTTCTAATCCCCCAGGCACAGTTGATTATCAGTTACAGATCGCGAATGAGAATATTGATGCTGACTTCGAGAATACCGGAAGTAGTATGACAAATACTGAAGCAATAGGGGGTATCATTGTAGTTCAAAATGTGGTAGCCCGTTTTGCGCGTGTTGAAGCTGTTGATGCTGATTCAGTTGCAGTTACTGTGAATATTATGTGCCAGTAAATATGAATAATCAACGGGGCTGGCCCAAGATTATATATACATATGGAGTTCTATCAGCCATAGCTATATTTCTAGTATTATTTTTAACCCTTGGTCTTAATGATTCCCTAAATCGAATTCATGATGAACATTTAGATCAAAGACAATTACTATACGCGATATGTTTGAATGTATCACAGACAGAAGTTGAAACTGCTAGATGTAATCAACCGAGATAAGATATAATTGCGAATGCTTATATGGTTATAAAATTCGAGGATCTACGTAGGAAAATGTCATCTGAAGCTCAATTAGAAGCACAGAAATTAACTAATAAGTTGGTTGAAGAAGTAAAAACTGAAAAGGTTTTTGACCTACTCATAGAATTTAGGGGTAGTGAAGAAAGACTTTCTGATGCATTTAAAGATATTGTAAAGGAATTAATAAAGTATGATTTTATTGACAGTGTTGAAATCGGACCATTAAATGTCCCCTAGAGATAATGAGTGGAAACCTACTCCTAAGCAGAGTTTATTCCTCTCAATTCCTCTATCAGTAAAGGAAGCATTCTATGCAGGTGCTCTAGGAGCTGGTAAGACAGATGTATTACTACTCTATCCAATTCTTCATGAATGGTATAAAGATCCGGAATTCAAAGGACTATTCTTACGTAGGACATTCCCCGAACTAAAGAATGAAGTTATTCCTCGATCTCGAAGATTATTCCGACAGGTAGGGGGGATCTATAATAAGAATGATAAGATATGGGAATTCAATACTGGTCTTAATCATTCTAAATCTCCCCAAGGAGCAGGTGCCTTATTCTTCTTTGGACATTGTGAGAATGAAGATGATGTTCATAACTACGATAGTATGCAGCCCAACTACGCGGCATTTGATGAGTTAACATCATTCACATTTTGGCAGTATATCTATATTAATCTTGAGAGAGTAAGAAAGAAAAAGTTTAGTAACCTACCTGCTATAGTAAGGGCGGGTTCTAACCCTGGTAATACTGGACATAATTGGGTCAGGCAGAGATTCATTGATCCGTGTCCTGATGGTGGAGTTTTAATACGCGGTCCATCGGGTATCAAGAGGATCTATATACCGGCTACAGTATATGATAATCCTCATATTCACCCAGATTATCTAGAGAGTCTTGAAGCATTACCTGAAGCTGAGAAGCAAGCTAAACTCTATGGTAGATGGGATGCGTATGAAGGATCGGTATTTGATGAGTTCCGAGATCGTAAGTATCCTGATGAACCTGATAATGCACTTCATGTTATAGATCAATTTGATATACCAGAATGGTGGCCCAAGATTGTAGTAGGCGATTGGGGTATGCGGGCCATGAATTGGGTGGGGTATTCTGCTATTTCACCTGATAGACGCGTATATCTTTATCGTGAACAGGCATGGACAGGAGTTAAGATTGAAGAGTGGGCACCATTTGTTAAACATTATATTGATATAGAGAATCCACGTGTTGTTAAGTTCTGTAAGTCAGCGGGACAAGATAGAGGTCAGGAACAAACTATACAGGAACAGATATCACAAGCATTGGGTGTTCCAATAGAACTAACTACTAATTCTCCTGGATCGCGTGTAGCTGGTAAGAGTCTATTACATGAATACTTACGTTGGAAGCCAAGACATATTCCTACCCAAGAAGAGGCAAGGAAATTTGATGAGGAATATTCACTTTGGATTCTGAGGAATAGAACTGCGAAGGAATATGATTCATATGTATCATCCTTCAAACCACAGGAACCTGAGACTAATATTCCGAAGCTACAAATTATAAAGAACTGTAATGAAGAGCGTGAGATTCCTTATGTAGTCACAGCCCTTAAAGCGTGTGTCTATGCTAAAGATCAGGAAGGTAAACCTGCTGAAGATGTAGCTGAGTTTCATGGTGATGATCCTTATGATGGAATCAGATACACTGTAGATACTGTTGAGAGATATTTCGATGAGGCTGCTGATGAGTTCAATCGTGTAGAAAGAGAACAAGTTCTTGTGCAAAGATTAGCTAATACTAATGATTGGACTGCATTTCACCGGAATATGAATAGATCAGAGTCTGTTAGTGAAGATATTATTCAACCTGTAAGTAGGTATCATCATAGATGACTAAACTAATGGGAATTTATCAATGTTCCATTTGTAAGGGAATTAAATTGAGTGATGGTAAATCACCAAAATATTGTAATTGGACACCCTGTAATAAAAATTTACTTTTACCAGTTTCTAATTATAAGTTTGTAGTACAATAATGATAAATATTTTTCATCGGTTTTTTAATCCCCACTGTGAACACTGTCGAGAAGAAAGACAGGAGGATTCTATCTGCCAGACATGTGAGGTTTTAACTGTTCAACTAGCTAGATCTAATGTTGAGAAAGATAATCTCCTCTCTCAGATAGAAAGAATGGCTAATCCTCCTGTTCTTGAAGAAACTACTAATGAAGTACCAGAGCCTCTTAAGCCTAGAGTAGTTCCTTGGGCTGTAAGAAAGAGTATATTAGAAGCAGAGGATCGTGCGGCTGCTCAGTCATTAAGAAATTCTGGGGAAAATAAAGATGCTAAACAGAGTATAAAAGATCTTGAGAAGGAAGTAGGTATACCAGATGGGCAAAGGTCCGAGACAGTCTAGAAGTAGTAAGACTAGTAAGAAGAATACTAGGACTGGTTCTATTGGTGGAACTACTGATAATCCTTGGATTAAAAGTAATAGTGCCGGTCAACCATCACGGAATATTCATAAGAAAAAATCCAAGGAGATTAGGTAATGCCAGATAAGTCAGGTAAACAATATCGTTACATGCAGATGATGGCACATAGTCCTGATAAGAGTAGGAAGATGGGTGGACCATCTGAAGCTGTAGCTAAAGAAATAATAGAGAAGACTCCTAAGAAGAAGAGATCTCACTATGCCAAGAAGAATAATCCTGGTCATTCCTATTAGGTGAAGTATGGCTAATAAAAAGAAGTATTCTGGTGAGCCATCTGCTAAGGAACTAAAGAGCTGGGGATTCACAGATAATAGGTTTACAAAAGCATCTGCTAATATCCAACGTAGGAAAGATACTATGGGGATATTACAGAGAATGAAACATGGGACAAGGAAAAGAGATATTTATCTAGGTCCTAAGAAGGGAAAGAGAGATTACTCAATTATTGGTAAGGTCATGAGAGGTTATAAAACTGTTAAGGAACTAGGTAAGAAGAAGGATAATCCAGGTCATTCTTATTAATGACTAAGAAATTTCCCTCTAAAAAACAGCAGATTAGAGCTAGAGCTTTTAAGATGGTGCAGTATAAACATGGTCAAGGTAAAAAATTAACAAAAAAGGAAGAAAAAATACGTATGAGTTTTAGATATGAAACAGAGAAAGAAAGACGTGAAAGAGGTATGAAGTCTGATCACTCAATGGATCATCTATTCAAGTAGAAATGCCCCATAAGCAGGAAGTATCTGACGAGATTCGGATCGCTCTAAAGAAGATTGTAGATCACTTTGATCAAGAGGATAGAGCTGTGCGTGATCGCCAGATTCGTATGTGGCGGCGAATGAAACTATACTGGGATGGATTTCAGAGAATCTGGTATAGTGAAGTAGCTCATGATTGGCGTATCTATGATGATCAACAGAATGATAATGATGCTGATAACAGTTATTATGATAAGCCAGTAAATGTTTACCGTGCATATCTAGAGTCGATTATTGCTGCACTCTCAGTTTCGGTTCCCCCTGTTAGGTGTTTCCCTGATGATGCTGATAATCCTCTAGATCTTGCTACAGCTAAGGCTGGAAATCGTATCAGTGAATTAGTCTATAAACATAATGATGTTACACTTCTCTGGATTCATGCCCTATTCATTTACATGACGGAGGGAATGATCGCGTGTCATAATTATACTGATACTGATAAGAAGTATGGGACTTATCAGACGAATAAATACGAAGATGAGGAAGTAACAGGTCGTTTTTGTCCGGAATGTAATGCAAATGTATCAGATCCACAATCAACTCCTGAATTGCCAACAGGTTTGACAGTTTGCCCGGAATGTGAAACTAATCTTCCTCTTGATTTAACTGAAATTACAAAAACAGTAAGAAGATTAGTAGGAACTATTGATCATCCGAAGTCACGTCAAGTACTAAAGTGTTATGGTGGACTTTATGTGAAGATTCCTAACTATGCTATGGATCAGTCTCAATGTCCTTACTTGGGATTCTCGGAAGAGATTCATTATGCATTAGCTCTGGAGAAATATCCTGATCTAGACACATTAGGTAATGATTGGCAATCCAAGGTAGGATATGATTCTGGCGGTGTGTATGATCCTTATGAGAGATGGGGTAGATTGAATCCACAGTATAATGGAGAGTATCCCATTAATACTGTTACGATCAGAAAATTCTGGCTACGCCCATCTTCGTATAATGTTCTTGATGAAGATGATAAAAAGTTAGTCAGTGATAAATTCCCTGATGGATGCTGTATTACTTTGGCTAATGAAGAAGTAGCTGAAGATCCTATTCCGGAGTTACTAGATGATCATTGGACTCTTACTAAAAATCCACTCTCTGATTACCTCCATCATGATCCGCTCGGGTTACTCCTCACTTCTATCCAGGACATTACGAATGAGTTGGTTTCCCTTACTCTTCAAACTATTGAGCATGGTATCCCGCAGACGTTCGCAGATCCAGCTGTCCTTAATTTCACCCAATACAAACAGACAGAAGTAGCACCAGGAACTATATATCCTGCTAAACCAAGAGCAGGTAAGAGTATTGGTGATGCTTTCTATGAGATTAAAACTGCATCATTGTCAAGGGAAGTATTACCCTTCGGACAACAGATTCAGAGTTTCGGTCAATTAGTATCGGGAGCAATGCCAAGTTTATTTGGTGGAGCGACCAAACAAGGATCTAAGACTGCAGCCGAATATAGTATGTCTAGATCCCAATCATTACAGCGTCTTCAGACTACCTGGAAGATGTTGAGTGTATGGTGGAAGACTATCTTTGGTAAGGTCATTCCCGCATATATTGATAGTGTTGAGGAGGATGAGAGACACGTCGTCAAAGATTCAAATGCTCCAGGTAATTTTATTAACATCTTTATCAATCGATCTGATATTCAAGGTAAGATTGGTAATGTTGAATGTGAGGCTGCTGATCAGTTACCAACTACATGGATAACAATGAAAGAAACCATCATGCAGTTGGTGGAATCTCAGAATCCTGCTATCCTAGCGGCTCTTACGTCACCTGAGAATTTACTTTTCATTGCAGATGCTGTTGGTTTGAATAAGTTTACTATCCCTGGTGAGGCTGATAGAACTAAACAATATGAGGAAATTGTATTACTAATAGATTCCACACCAATTCCACGTGAGATACCAGCTGGTCCACCTGGTCCTGATGGACAACCTACAATGATAGAAGAGGAAGGTCCATCAGTTCCTATTGATGTTGAAGTAGATAATCATGCTGTTCAGGCATCTATATGTAAGTCTTGGGCAGTATCAGAAGCAGGTCTATTAGCCAAGACTGAAAAACCAGAAGGCTACAAGAATGTTATATTGCACTTGAAAATGCATCTTATGGCACAACAGGCTGAAATGATGCAACAGATGGCAGTAGAACAACAGGGTGGTGCAACCCAAGATAATGAAGGAGCACAAGAATAATGACATTAGA